GCTGACATTGAGTACTTCCAAAAGAAACTATACAAGTCATTGAACGTTCCAGTTTCTCGTTTAGAAGAGAACCAATCATTTGTATTAGGTCGCTCAACTGAAATCTCTCGTGATGAAATCAAGTTCACTAAGTTCATTGGTCGTATCCGTAAGCGTTTCTCTGATGTATTCATGCAAGCACTTAAGACTCAATTGATTCTAAAGGGTATCATTACAGAAGACGACTGGGTTACTATGAAGGAAGGTTTAATTATCGACTTCATGCAAGATAACTACTTCTCTGAATTAAAAGAATCAGAAATCCTTCGTGAGCGTATGAACACTCTTCAATTGGTAGATCCATACGTTGGTAAATACTATTCTCAAACTTGGGTTCGTAAGAATATTCTTCAACAAACTGAAGAAGAGATCGAAGAACTTGATAAAGAGATTGAAGAAGAAGGTGATCAGAATCAAGATTCAATGCAAGGCATTAACGATCAAAGTGGAGCTCCAGTTAATTTAAATGACTTAGAAGCTAAAGATCCAGATCCAACAGTCACTGGTCAAAAAGATGATACTAAAGCAGCTGTTAAAGACAAGCCGCTAAAGAATTGATTTGTATAAATATATTGAAAGGTTATTATGAGTGATTATGCTAACGCACTTTTAAGTGCAATTGAATCTGGCGAAAAAGAAACTATGGATGCTGCATTCACTACAGCTCTCAATGCAAAGATTAGCGATGCATTAGAAGCTAAAAAGATTGAAGTAGCCCAAGGCATCTATGGCACTAACCCAGACACTGTCATTGGTGATGAAGTTGAATTAGAAACTGAAACATCAGAAGACAATGGAACTGAAGAAGTTTAAAAATATTAGATTATCACTTGCAGAAACCTTGGCAACTTGGAATGTAAGTGATAGTACAAACAAGATCGAGATCGTAAAGATCAACGATCATTTTGTAGTCTATATGAATGATACCTTATTGGAAACATTCAGGACTATAGATGCTGCTAAAGAAGCAGCATTAGATGCAGCCGATTCATTAGGAAATGAAAACGAATGAAGTTAATTACAGAACAATTAGATTCCGATATTCAGTATGTAACTGAAGCAAAACAAAACGGAACAAAGGATGTCTTCATTGAAGGTATCTTTATGATGGCTGATGCTAAGAATCGCAACGGCCGCATCTATGAATCAAACGTATTGCATCCTGCTGTCGAAAAATATATCGAAGAGCAGGTAAAGACAGGTCGTGCGGTTGGTGAGTTGAACCACCCTGATGGTCCAACAATCAACCTCGACAAAGTTTCTCACTTAATCACATCCCTTCGTATTGAAGGTTCAAATGTGATTGGTAAGGCAAAAATCCTAGACACTCCTATGGGTAAAATCGTAAAAGGTTTACTTGAAGGTGGTGTAAAATTAGGAGTATCATCTCGTGGTATGGGTAGTCTTGAGACACGAAATGGAGTCAATTATGTAAAGAATGACTTCCATCTCGCGACTGTAGACATCGTCCAGGACCCATCAGCACCAGCCGCTTTCGTAAACGGAATTATGGAAGGTGTTGAATGGATCTATGAGAACGGTGTTTTAAAACCTCAAGAAATTGAACAGATTGAGACTGAAATAAAGAGAACACCAAAGGCTCAGCTTGCTGAAGCTCAAGTACGCGTTTTCCAACATTTCCTCTCTAAACTTTAACACAAAGGAGTGATTTGAATGTCACAAAAAGATCTATTAGATCAAGACAATTTAGAAGCACAGCTCCAAAATGATGTGGAACTTGACAAAAAAGTTGAAGTTTCAGAGGACACAGTAGACGAAGCAACTATCGCTGCAAAAGGCGATGCTAAATCTGCTAAATTTGGTCAGGGTTCTGACTTTGAAGATGACAAGAAGAAATCTCTTGCAACAACTTCAAAGCAACCAGTTCCTAAGACTAAGTCCGGCATCATCAGCGCTGCTGTTGACAAACTGTCTGGAATGAAAAAGGAAGACCTTCAAGTTGTATTCTCTAAACTCTTCAATGAAGAGTCTGAAGAAGTAGCTCAAATTGTTGAAGAAGAAGTAATTGTTGTTAGCGAAGAACAAGTTCAGGAAGACCTAAAAGCTCTTGTTGAGTCTGATTCTAATCTCTCTGAAGAATTCAAAGAGAAGGCAACTGTTCTATTCAATTCAGCATTAAGCGCACGTCTTTCAGAAGAAGTACAAAAGCTTGAAGAAAAGAAAATCTCTGAATTAGCAGAGGAAGTAGAATCTATTCGTTCAGAATTAGTTGAGAAAATCGATGGTTATCTTAACTACGTTGTTGAACAATGGATGGAAGAGAATGAGTTAGCAGTTGAAACTGGCCTTCGTGCTGAGATCGCTGAAAGCTTCATGACTCAACTTCAACAAGTGTTCGTTGAGCACTACATTGAAGTCCCAGAAGGTAAAGCTGATTTGATTGACGATCTAGCTGAGCAAGTTGAAGAACTTGAATCTAAGCTACAAGAGTCTACAGAGAAATCTGTTAAGCTTGCTGAAGAACTTGAAACTCTTCAACGCGCTGAAATCATCGCTGAAGCTACTACTGATCTAGCTGCTACTGAAGTTGAAAAACTTGAGTCTCTAGTTGAAGGTGTTGACTATGATGACGCTGAATCTTTCGCTAAGAAAGTTTCTATCATTAAGGAAGCTCATTTCAAGAAAGCATCTGTTGAATCTATTCATGAAGAAATTCAAGAAGACGAACCACAACAAACTACCGCATCCCCACGTATGGCAGCTTATGTTAGCGCCATCTCTCGTACTCTCAAATAAAAGGAAAACATAAAATGTTTTTATCAGAACAAGCACAACAAAAATGGTCTGAAGTTCTAGACCACGCAGATCTTCCAAAGATCAATGACCCATACAAGCGCGCTGTTACAGCTGTTATCTTGGAAAACCAAGAGAAGGCAATGGCAGAAGAACGTGCTCAATCAGGTTTCATGACTGAAGCTGCTCACACAAACGCTACTGGCGCTGGTGTTGCTAACTTCGATCCAATCTTGATCTCTTTGGTTCGTCGTTCTATGCCTAACCTAATGGCTTACGACGTTGCTGGTGTTCAGCCAATGTCTGGCCCAACTGGTTTGATCTTCGCTATGAAGTCACGTTACCAGTCACAAAGCGGTGCAGAAGCTCTTTATCAAGAAGCTGATACATCATTCTCTAGCTCTTCTTTCAGTGGCTCTACAGCAACTGCTAAGGGCGGCGCACACGGTGGTGATTCTTCTTCATTGCCAGGTACAGACGCTACAGTTAACGCTGGTGGTGCTGGTACAGCTGGTACTACAGGTGCAGATACAGTTGCTGACCCATTCGGTGTTGGTCGCGGTATGACAACTGCTGAAGGTGAAGCACTAGGTGATGCATCTGGTAACAGCTTTGCTCAAATGGCATTCTCAATCGAAAAAGCAACAGTGACTGCAAAGACACGTGCTTTAAAGGCTGAATACACTATGGAACTTGCACAAGACTTGAAAGCAGTTCATGGTCTTGATGCTGAGACAGAATTGTCTAACATCCTTTCAGCAGAAATCTTGGCTGAAATCAACCGCGAAGTTATTCGTACTATCAACGTTAAAGCTAAGTTAGGTGCTCAAACAGCTAACTGCACATCAGCTGGTACATTCAACTTGTACACTGACGCTGACGGCCGTTGGTCAGTAGAGCGCTTCAAGGGTCTATTGGTTCAATTAGATCGCGAAGCTAACCAAATCGCTAAAGATACACGTCGTGGTAAGGGTAACTTCATCATCTGTTCATCAGATGTTGCAACTGCTTTGGCTGCTTCTGGTATGTTGGTATACAACCCAGCAATGGCAACTAGCTTACAAGTTGATGACACTGGCAATACATTTGCTGGTACATTGAACGGTAAGATCAAGGTTTACATTGATCCATACGCAACAACTGACTACATCACTGTTGGTTACCGCGGTACTAACCCATACGACGCTGGTTTGTTCTACGCTCCATACGTTCCATTGACTATGGTTCGTGCAGTGGATCAAGGTACATTCCAACCAAAGATTGGTTTCAAGACACGTTACGGCATGATCTCTAACCCATTCTCTAACCCAGGTTCAGCACCAGTTAGCGATGTTGGTTTAAACCGTAGCAACGTTTACTTCCGTATCTTCAAGGTTACTGGCCTTTTAGATAACGCTTAATCTAACGATTAAACGATATAACTATAACTAGATAGTTAAACTTATGAGAGGGACTTCGGTCCCTCTCTTTTTGTTTCTGGAGGTGTATAAATAAAGCTATGACAACCACACTAACACAAAATAAGAATCCATTAGCCATCTCAGATGGTTTTAGAATGGTATTCAATAAGGCACCTAATACATCGTATTTTTGCCAAAACTTTGTAATGCCTGGATTATCTGTATCAGAGACAGTCGTTGCTCGTCCACAACAAGATGCATACTTTCCTGGCGATAAATTGATATATGAACCATTGACAGTTACTATGTTAGTAGCTGAAAACATGGAAAACTTTGTTGAGATTTATGATTGGCTTCAACGAAGTGTTAAGGCTAATAACTCTGCAGAAATGTTTGATGACATCACTGCATATATTTTATCAAGCAAGAACAATCCAAACAGAGAAGTAGTATTTAAAAATGCATTTCCTGTAAGTATTGGTTCTATTGCATTTAATGTACAAGA